AGGGGCGGACGCGACAGAGGTGGTCGAGTTCGAGGCCGTCAGGCATGGGACCGATGTGATGCCGGTAGGACCAGGTGTGAGCCGCCCGATAGGCCACATCGACGACGGCGAACACGCCATACCCTTGCGCAGTGAGTCTGCCGGTCCACAGCCAGCACGGTCCAAGGTCCGGGCGATGAGCGGGCGTCTGTCCGAGGGTCAGCCTGGACTCGAACCGCGCAACGTCGTCACCGACGATCCGCAACGTCGCGACCTGGCCCGGCTGGCCGCGTTTCTTCGCGCGCTTGTAGTGCATCAGGCAGAAGCCGCGGGCCTCGTTCGGTCGCTCGCAACCATCCAACGAACACGTCGGTCGGTGGCGGACGTTCTCCCGCAACGGGTCGCCGTGCCGCATCTCGCGCTGGCGGTGCATCGCGCACAGCCCGCGCCGAAACTCCGGTCTTTCGCAGCCCTCGACGGCGCATGTACCGTCTGCCATATCGACACCTACCTGTCGGTCCTGCCCCGGGGCGCCTAGCCGCGTCGCCGGGGTCTTTATTCTCTCACTTCCTGGGCGCCGCCGGGGCCGGTGGAGGAGGTGTCGCCGGGGCGTCTGCCGGTGGCTCACCGGTCACGGCTGCAACAGGATCGAGACCCTGCCGGAACGCGCGCACCGCCACGTCACCGGCAGTGGTCTCGGGGCTGATGAAGTCCCCGTTCTCGTCGGTCGCATCGGCGATGATCTCATCGGCGTCCTGCACGCCGAGGCTGTCGAGCATCAGCCGCAACGTCACCAGCGGCGGCATCTTCCCCGTCGCATCCGCCGCAGCGATCGCCTTCATCTGCTTATCGATGTCGAGCTCGTCAAGGTTCGGGAACGTGACCTCGATGGTGCGTTCGGTGTCACCGGCCAGCTCGACGACGCGTTGCCCGTCCTCGTCCCAGCTCACGGAGCCCTTCAGCTTCTTGCCGATCACCGCCTGATCAACCACGTACCCGAGAAGTTCGGTGAACGCGGCGGCCCACACCCTGCGACGCATCCCCGCCATTAACGCAGTGGGCCTGTCAAGGGTCTCCGCCGTGGCCCTGGCCCCGGTCTGACCGGGGTCGGACAGCAACATGGTGACCGGCACATCCAACGCGGCAGCGACCATCATCGCCAACGGCCTGCCGGACCCGGAGTCGATCGTCGCCCCGGTCTTCGGGATCGCCTCCAGGGTCTGCCCCGGACCCATCACCGCAGTCGCCCCAGCGTTCAGGGGGCGCGACGTCAACGAGTCCGCGCCCGGTGCGGCAGCAATCCTGGCTGCGGTCTTCGCCGTCTTCGACCCGGGTGCGGTCGCACGCCACGCGAACCGGGACAGCGCCTTCACCAGGCGCGCCCAGTCCTCCAGGAAATCCTTGTACGCCCGCGCCCAGTCGATCGCCGCGTAAGCGTCCGGGACACCGAACTTCGCGCCGTCCCAAGGGGTGTTGACCTTCACGTGCAGCACCGGGGAGTCCCAGTGCACCGGGTGGCCACCGATCATGGTGCGCCGCAACCCAAGCTTCGGTTGGTACCCGAGCGCCGGGTAGTAGTCGACCCGGGCCTCGGTGACCGGGGTGCCAGTAGCCAGATCGGTGGTCGTCTGCTGCCACTGACGTTTGTAGAACCACGGGGTCGCCCGGTCCTGCGGATCGGCGATGACATCCTCGACCTCTTCGAACAGGATGGTGCGCACCCGCACCCGCCCCGCCGGTGTCGTGAAGCACGCAAGGAACACGTTGCCGTCAGTACCCAGGGCCCGTTCTTTCTCCTCGTGCGCCTGGTCGGAGCACAGCACCGCCTTGTTGCCCGGATCGTCGAGGAACGCTTGCACCACCGTGTTGACGTCCTGGGTGCCGTCATCGCCACCGGTGGCCCGGGCCGCGACCTGCACCCCGAGACCCCACACGTACACGACCCGCAGGTTCAGCCCGCGTTTGATCAGCGGGTTCTTCACCGCCATCAACCGGCACAAGGCGGAGATCTGCTTCAGGCCATGGCGGGAGAACTCCATCGTCCCGTCAGCGGTCAGGCGCCGCCACGACGCGTCCTCCAGGGACAGCTCGAGGTCGGCCAACGACTCCTCGAGCAGCAGCGACGTCTCCTGTTCGCCGCGCAAAGCCTCGGACAGTTCGTCGACCCTCTCGACCAGCGGGGTGGTGCCGAGGATGCGGGTTCGCAGCGACATCGACGGCCACCCTTTCTGGCTAGTAGGCGCTGATCCCGAAGTCGGCCAGCTCGGGGTCGAGGTCCTCGGCTTCGAAGATCCGCCCGTCGAGCAAAGGTGCGAGCAGCAGCCGGTTCACCGCCTGGGAGAACGCGTCGACCTGGTCGTCGTGCGTGCCGTTGGGGAACGCCGCGGCCTCGTCGATGAACTCACCGACCCACGGTGCGATCTCCGGGTCGGGCAGGAACACGTTGGCGCCCTGCACGAACGGTGACACCGCCCGCGCCCTGGCTTCCTTCGACCCGTCCGGTTCGACCGGGATCAGGGCCGGCACCATCTTCGACAGGGAGTTGATGACCGCTGTCCCGTTGGCCTTGTCCTCCACCAGCTTCGCGATGGCTTGCGGCCACTTGGCGCTCAGCTGCCGCAACGCCCGGCAGGTCTCGGTGAACGACAGCCGGTCGTGGACCTGGTCGAGCAGGTACACGTCGACCCCGCGGCGTGCCCACACTTGGCCGACGACGTAGTCGGAGCCGTCGGTGTCTTTGAACGCCATGTCCCACGACTGGATGACCTCGTCCCAGGCGCCAAGCAGGATGTGTGATCCGTCGTCGCGGCGCACCCACGGTGCCTGGTCGTAGAACTGCCACCAGCCGCGTTGCAGGATGTCACCGTCGTCCGGTGCGGGGCGGCCTTGGTAGAGGGCGTTGAACGTGCGCGGGGAACGGTCCTTGATCTTCGCCCACTGCGCCTCGCGCTTGGCCTGCGGGCGACGCGTCGACTGCAGCCACTCACCGGGCTGGCGGCCGAGCGGGTCGGACTCGCCCTTGTTCGGGTCGTGGTCGGCGAAGGCGGGGATGTTCAGGACCCGCCAGTCACCCTTCTCCCGGACGATGAACCGACCGCCGAGATCGTCCTCGTGCCACCTGGTCTCGATGCACACGACCCAGCCGCCGGGTGCGAGTCGAGCCCGGGCGACGGTCTCCCACCAGTCCCAGTTGTCGTCGCGGTACACCTGCGACGCGGCCTGCTTGGCGTCCTTGACCGGGTCGTCGATGACGAGGCCATCGAGTGGCCGGCTGGTGAGGGCGCCGCCGATGCCGACGCAGTACACCGATCCGTCGTGCCCGTCGAGCGACCATTCGTCGGCGGCCGCGGTGTCGTCCTTGATCTGCAGTCGCAGCTGGTTATGGGTGCGGATGTCGTTGCGGATCGCGCGGCCCCACCGGCGTGCGGTGCGATGCTCGTAGGAGGCGATGCCCAACCGGAGGTCGGGGTTGACGTCGGCGAGCAGCCAGGTGGGGAACCGGCGGGAGACGCGTTCGCTCTTGCCTTCCTGCGGGCTCATGGTGATGAGGAGCCGCTCGCACACCCCGTTGGCGACGTCGACCAGGTGCTCGTCGATGACGTCGAGCGCTTTGGTCTGGATCGTGGTCCGCGGGTCGAGCTCGACGGCCATGGCGCCGGGGGTTGCCCACCGGCGTGTCTTGCGCCCGGCCCATTGCTCGGCGGCGGCGGCGAACATCAGGTCGGTCATGTCGCCTCGTCGTCCGGCGGCCCGTCGGGCAGCGCGGCTTGTGTGTCGAGGAACAGTCGCTGGCAGCGGGTGGTCATCTCGTCGAGCAGGTCCGGGTGCGGGTCAGCGTCGGTGGACACGACGGCGGTGAACTCCCCGTCCGCCCCGTAGCACAGCTGCACGGTGACCATCAGGCGTCGACCGGGCCTTGCTCAAACCGTTGCACCAGCAGGTCGTCGATGGCGGCGGACAGCTCGGCGTAGTGAGCCAGGACGTCCGGGTCGAGGCGCTCCGCTATCCGGGCA